TATCAGCCCGACGCACTGCAAACGGCGTCCCACCCGGCGGCTGAACCGTAAACACATCTTCACTCGGCTGGGGAATATTGGTAATCCAATGCGCCGGTAGCGGCCAGCGAACTTTGGGAACGCCCATAACATTGCGATCCATTAACGCAAAACTCTCGCCAACCAACTCCATCGATATATTCTCAAGCATCCGACACTGAACACCGTCCAACCCCGGTACACCCGAATTTATCATCTTCTCGGAAATATGCCCCGGAACACCAACCAACTCACCAGTCGCCGTGCGGATTTTAGCAACCCACTTAACCTCGGCCATACTGCTTGATATTTTCCGAACAACCGCCTGCAAAATCGGACTCGCCGAATATGCCTGAAGCAACTCCCGCGTCCCACGCTTCGGCAGCATCCGCTGAAACCCGGATACCATCTGAGCGCCATGAACCATCGCCGTCTCGCCAGACAACTTGTTGCGAACCTTAACCCGCGCAACACGCTGCGCTAAATTACCAGAATTCATGGACAGACCTCCGAACATTCTCCAGCGCATAGCGCAACGCATCAACACAATGATTGTGCTTGTCAGCCAGCTTATTCGTCGGCTCGCCAGTCAATCTGTCAGCTTCCCAACTATAATGCGTCAATTCGTCTATAACATGCTTGCAACGAGGATGCACCACAATGTCATAACCCTTCAAAAACTCCACACCGTCCTCAACACTCCCCGCGCCCTTTCTCGCCGGGAAAATGTTAAACCCAGCCTTCCGCATATGATCAATAGTCTCCGGCCGCGCACTGTCAGCCCGAATATTCATCGAACGACTCCCCTCAACCTGATCAAACAACTCCGGAGTGTCAGCAATCGAACACCCCAATGCCCAAACCTCCCGATCAACATAAATCCGCCGCGCAACATCATCAACCCAACACCTAACCAACGTCGTCGGATCAATGCTAAACCCCCAGTCAGCACCCCCATACGGCCCGCCCAAATCAGGAATCTCCTCCGCGTCAAACTCGTCAATCCGCCAATTGTTAAATACCCGCGCCGCCGACGACTGACGATAACCCCCCTCCCATACATGATTGTACTTGTCAGGATCACGACGCTTGTCATACTCCAACTCAGTCCGCAAAACCTCGGGAAACCACGGATTATCCCGCCAGTTAGCCTTAACCGTCACACAACCAGGCGGCGGATCAGTAACCAAAAACTCAACCGGATTGTCAGCCTCATCAGGATTCCACCCAAACCACATCTCACTCGTCTCCTTACGCAACGTAGGACGCAAAATGTCCAAACTCCGCTGACTAGCCGTCTGAGCCTCCTCAAACCACGCAACATCAAAATCCTCAAAACTTTTCAAACTATGAGCATTGTGAGACTGCATCCCCTCAAATACAATCAAACTCCCACACCGACTCAATATCCGCTTCCCCTGAACCTCAAACTCATCGTCCAGCCCATATGCCGATATCTTCTGCTCAATTAACGACTTCACCGACATACTCAAAGACTTCTGATACTCACGCAAACACATTATCCGCTTCGGCTCAAACGCAGCCTGCGTAACAGCCAAACCCGCAAAAAAATGCGACTTCGCACTCCCCCTACCCCCATAAGCACCCTTATACCGCGCAGGCTTCAATAACGGCCAGAAAACCGGAGCAACCTCTATGTTGACGCTAATAGATGCCCGTGATGGTGGGGGGGAAGAAGCGCGCTCCCGGTTTGCTCCAAAATGGGGGTGACTCCCCGTTCCCTGTTTGTTCTCGTTCCCGGTTTGTTCCAGTTCCCGCTTTGTTCCGATATCGTCGGCGATCCTGGCCGATGTCGCGCGCGCTGTCATATTGATGCCGTTTGTTGGTGTGAATGTTGGGAGACGCCTTGCGCCGCGATAGAATACCGCGTGGCGTCAATGCCTTGCTCGCAATGTTCGAGTCCCACCTTCTCCGCCGTCACGATTCCTCGCTCTCAACGTCGATTGTCACAGCGTCACTGTGATGACTGTGAAGCTGAACAGGAGGTGGAGCGCTATTGGGTGCCATGATATAATTGATCTCAACCTTCGCGCCTGCGCCTGCCTGCCCCGGCGTGTATATCTGCGGGCGTTCTGCGTAGTCCGAGCGATAGCGGCTGGCCAATACGAACTTGAACGCCTGCGCATTTATCATGCCAGGTTCAGTCCCTATGTCGCCTCTGCGTGCCTTAGATTCCCACCAAGCCTGGGCGGATTCCTTCGCGCGCGCGAGAGCTGGTATAAATTCTGCAACCCCATTCACGTTATTCGGGCTTCCCCATGCTTTAAGCGTTGAGCGTTCTACACCTATGGCGACGGCTATCTCAGTCTCGCTATATCCCTGCTCTCCATACGCTATGACGGCATCTAGGAGCTTGCGTCTGGCTTGCGGTGATTGTGGGTAGACTGTTGGGCGCCCGACGCCGCGTTTACCCTTGGCAATGCTAGGGAGCGTTTTAGCGTGCTTTGCCGTCATGGGTGCGCCTCATAGTTTTCTGCTGATAGCGTGCATTTAGTTATCCAATTTTCTTGCATTGTCGGAACGGCGGTGCTATATGTGAGTTGTACGCAATCAAGGAGGATCTACCATGACTAAAACAGAACGGGACGCAGCAATCGAGGCTCACGTAAATCAAATTCTCAACGGCACGATCAACAGGGAATCTACCATGCACACCTTCCTCGATAATCTCTTTCCGCTCGTTGTCATCATCATCGGCGTCTTTATCGGCGCTGTTGCTGTTGCCTCTATCTACTAAGGGAGAATCTACCATGAATGTCATCTCACGCCTCGAATGCCCACGGATTGCCTTCATTCGCAAATCCCTAGGATGCGCAGCATCGCCGGGACTCTGGATCAAAACCGATATCATGGGGCGGATTCTATCTGTCAGCATGGAAACACCGTCCAATGGGCTTGGGATGATCTGGCGTGTCCAGTTTGATCATAGCATCCGCCGCGTCTGTCACCTCTAACCATAGGAGAATCTGCAATGAACGCCATCTGTATCGGAACCTGGGCAATCTCAGCGCCGCTATTCAACCCCTGCGCTATTGTCGATCCTATCACTGCGCTTGCCCTCTACTATGTCGCTGCCGTTGTTGGCGCTTGCATCGTGGCCACGGCATTGTTTCGCCGTTTCGGATGATAACGGAAACCCTGATATCAATCAACTGGAGGATAAAACCATGATCTACAAAGCAATACCAGAACAGAAACCAATGGCGAAGCAATTTGCCACGGCTCAGGATGCACTCAAATACCGCGAGAATAACGGCGGATGGGTTTTTTTGCCGGATGACAATGGAGCGCTTTGGTTTGATGCCGATATCTTTACAGCATCGCAGGTTTTCGCGCATCCTTTAACCAGACGCAGAAACGGACGCCTACTCTGAAACCGTCTAAACCCTATCAATGGAGGATAACATGCAAACCGCATATCAAACCGTTCATGAAACCGCATATGAAAATGCACAAAATGCAGAGGAAAACTTCTGGAATCAATGCAAGTTTGTGTTTGGACGTAATGCGCGGAATCGCCGTTATGATACCGATAAATCAGAATGGCCAGCTCAACTGGTTAATTTGTCAAATCGCGCCAGAGAGTCAAACGATAGACTTGGCGAAGTTATGAAACTCATTCCAAACGTTTAGACTGAGCTGATATGGAGTCGGGTTCGCTCGACTCCATTCCAGCCTAGTCCGGCTCAACCGAATGGAGGATAACATGAACATCAAAGATATGCGCGAACTTGGATACAATCGCGGGTGGAATGTCGCATCTTGGCAAGATATGCCGAATATCGGCGATGCAATTCCACTGCATCTAGACTGGATCGGAATCGGAACAATCGATTCCGTGGAAGATCAGATTGAAGCCTGGGAAATGTTCTGTTCCGAATCCGAGTCAATGGATCGCGATTTTCGGCTTCGGCTTCGGCTTCTTTCGCCGTTCGAATTCACGGCTCACGATATTAACGAGTCGAGCGATCCTGACAGATATTGGGAGGCATTCGATCTCGGAATCGCGAACGGCATTCGCGCATATCGCAGGAAGCACTATAAACTAGCTGATATGCGACGCGACGCGAAATTAGCGGCATAGACTGAGCTGATATGGAGTCGGGTGAGCTCGACTCCATTCCAGCCAAGACC